CAGGTACGCCAGCCAACTTAGTTATTTCAAGTGGCTCAACACTTGGAACGGTAAGCGCTGTTGCTTCACGGATTGTGGTAATTGCCCTCAATAATGCTGGAACGATTGAATTAGCGGCGGTAAATATTAGCGGTGGAACTCAGCTTGATGAGACAAACCTTATATCCACAACCGCCGAGGGCGGCGCTGGTGCGGCTGATAGTGCAAGCGTAATTTATTCAGCAACAGTTAGGACAAGCGTTGCGTATCGTGTGATTGGTTTTATTGATAGCACCCAAGCTACAGCGGGAACATGGGCCACAGCACCATCAACAATTCAAGGCGTTGGCGGTCAAGCTTTAACTGCTTTGAGTAGCTTGGGTTTTGGTCAAACTTGGCAAGGTGTGGCCAGAGCTAATGGAACAACGTACTACAACACCACAGGCAAGCCAATTTTTCTTGTGTACGCATTTAATGGGGGGGCAAGTTTAAATGGTATTTTTACCATAGGTGGCGTAGCTTTTGACTCTTTTGGAACAGGTACTTCTACAAATGGATTGCAATTTTTAGCAACTGCAATAGTACCAGCAGGTATGTCTTATATGTTTTCAACAAATGGCACTTTTTCTGGCGCAAAGGAATTGAGGTAAATCATGCATTACAAAGCCCCCGACAACTCTTTGCATTTTCTTGATTCAGCCGACTACGAGTATTTGCTCCCTGCTGGCTCTGTTGCTATTACGGATACAGAAGCTGAATCTTTGCGCCCACAACCCTTAGCGCTTACTTACGCAGACAAGCGTGTGGCTGAGTATCCTCCAATAGGTGACCAGCTTGATGCCTTGTGGAAGGGTGGAGATGCCGCCGCTGAGATGCTTGCAAAAGTCCAAGCAGTCAAAACCAAATATCCAAAGGAATAAACCATGTCAGTCACAATCAACGGCACATCAGGCTTAGTCTTTAACGATGGGTCTACTCAGGCGACATCGGCTACTGGCTTTGGGTTCAAGAACCGCATCATCAACGGCGCAATGGTTATTGACCAGAAAAATGCGGGGGCGAGTGTTACTATTACGAACCTCGCCGCAATAACCTATACGTTAGACCGTTGGTTTGCGGATATTACTCAGGCAAGCAAATTTTCCGTTGAGCAAACAATTACAGGCGTTTCTGCACCAGTAGGTTTTACTGACTACCTTGGCGCAACATCTTTATCTGCATATTCTGTTCTGTCTGGGGATTATTTTTACCTTGGGCAAAAAATTGAAGGCTATAACGTAGCAGATTTGGCTTGGGGTACTGCATCTGCGGCAACTGTCACTTTATCTTTTTGGGTGCGTAGTTCACTGACTGGAACTTTTGGTGGCGCAGTACGAAATGGTGCTGGCAATAGGTCTTACCCATTTACTTACACCATCAGTGCTGCAAATACTTGGGAGCAAAAATCCATCACTATTGCTGGTGACACAAGCGGCACATGGCTTACAACAAACGGTGCTGGTTTGCAACTTGCTTTTGGTATTGGTGTTGGTACTACTTACAGTGGCACTGCTGGTGCATGGGCTGGCGCAAACTACGTTTCAGCCACAGGCGCAACCAGCGTAGTCGGCACAAACGGCGCCACCTTCTACATCACAGGTGTCCAGCTTGAGAAAGGCTCAACAGCAACGAGCTTTGATTACAGACCTTATGGGACTGAGTTGGCTTTGTGTCAGAGGTATTATTACAGGATTACTGCCGCAGGATCGTCAAGAGTATTTGGTACTGGCTTTGTAAATTCTACAACTGTTGCTGATTATTTTCTTTCTTTTCCAGTTACGATGCGTGATGAGCCATCTGCGTTAGAGCAAACTGGTACCGCAGCAAATTATGCTGTTCTGACGTCAACTGGCAGTGTTACTTGCTCTGCTGTGCCTTCTAACATAATCAATACGCAATGGGGTGCTTCATTTCGGTTTACAGTAGCTTCTGGTTTAACAACAGGCCAAGGAGTGTTTGCTAGAAGCACAACAACGGGTGCATATCTTGGATGGAGTGCTGAACTATGATTTTCAAATGCTTACCCGCCGTTGACGGCGAACCACAAATCTACGCTCGCATTGATGACGATGGCTTATGCCGTCTGACTTGCACATCAGACTATCCTGAGTTTCAAGCATGGCTTGCAGATGGCAACACACCAGAACCAGCGGATGAATCATGAGTGATCTTGAAAAGAACTTTGCTGTGCATGAGGCAATCTGCGCACAGCGTTACGAGAGCATAAACAAGTCATTGCGTGAGGGTGACAAGCGCATGACCAAGATTGAATATTTGTTGTATGCAGTCATGGTGTGCGTATTGTTTGGACCAGGTGTTGCTGGCGAGTTTGTCAAGAAATTGCTGGGGCTATAAATTGATCCGATCAGCATCTGCCTACTTGCAGCAGGCTTGGTTAAACAGATCCAAGCTGGGTGCGAGCTTTACAAGCAAGCTAAAGAATCTTTTGTTGAGATCAAGCGCACTGCTGATGAAGTTGTTGCCATTGGCAAAGAGGTCAAGGGAATTTGGGGAACGCTTGTTGGGTTCTTTGGTGGCAAGCCTAAGAGTCAAACTGCAAAGCCTACTGCCAAGAGTAAGAAAGCAGACTATGTTGCTGTTGACGAGACTCAAGTCAAAGCTGACATTGTCAAAAACTTAACTGAATTTTTCAAGTTACAGGAGCAATTAGAAACGCACATCAGGGAATCAGAAGAGAAGGCTAGGACTGTTGTTTTCTCTGATGATGTGAACCTGATGGAAGAAGCACTCAACAGAGTGCTGGCGCAACAAGAGATGGAAAGGTTGGTTGTTCAGATCAGAGAGTGCATGGTCTACCAGTCGCCTCCCGAAATGGGCGCTTTGTATTCAGAGGTGTTCAGCATGAGGGACATCATTGCTGGTGAACAAGAGAAGGCAAGGAAGAAGCGGGATGCAGAAGCATGGCAACGAAAGGAAAGAGAACGACTCCTGCTAGAAAAACAAGCATACCTGTTGGCAGCTTTCCTGTTCCTCCTGTATCTTTGGATGCTAATCGGACTCATCAGCAAGATTGGGAGAGCGTGATGGGATGGATCGCAGCTTGTGTTCTTGTCGTATTCTTGTTGCCGATCATGGGTATTATCCTGATGGACTTGCTTGAGACAAAGCACGAGGTCAAGCAACAGATTGAGAAGGTTGAAAAGTTAAGAAGACAGGTTGAACAAAAGCAAAGGGAAAAAGAGAAATGAACATCTACTGCATTTGGGGTTTGTCAATACTGTTGGTTCTGCTGACAGGTTGTGAAGACCGCTTCCGTTATCCATGCCAAGACCCAAAGAATTGGGAGAATGCAGAATGCAAACCTCCAGTATGCACTGCCACTGGCACATGTCCTGACCAACTAACAGCCATCGAAAAGGAGAAGAAATGACAACCATCGGATACAAACCTGTAAAGCCACGCCTGAGTCCTGACGAGATTGAAGTTCGTGTGTGGGCATGGGTCATCTTTGTGATCTCCATCATCCTGCTTGGCTCGTGCTTTAGCTTTATCTATTCGGTGACATGGGTGACTCAGCCTATGAGTGGCATGGCTCCCATTGACAAGGTGTACACCAAGATGATCAATGACATCATGTTGCTGTGTACTGGTGTGCTTGGTGGCGTGGCTGGACGCAAGGTAATTGCTGCCGCATCTGCTGTTGCCACTGCCAAAGCGGAGGCTGTTGACAATGATTCTGAACCTAAGCTGGAAGCTAAGGAATGAGTCTATTCAATCCATGGGTACTGCTGGGTATCGTCCTGGCTGTTCTTGGCGCAGGCACAAGCGGATATTTCAAGGGAAGTGCAGATGAGTTTGATCGCCAACAACTTGAGATAGCCGCACTGAATGCCAAGGCAAGAGAAACAGAACAGAAGTTACAAGCAGACGCACAAGAGACTGCTGCCAAACTAAGGAAACAAAACGATGAAGCATCCAAACGCATTGCGAATCTCAAGTCTGATCTTGATTCTGGCAAACGCAAGCTGTTCATTCCTGTCAAAGCCCCCGACTGCGCCGTACCAACCGCCACAGATGCCACCCCTGCCGCCAGAGATAGCGTTCAAGCAGGAGCCGAACTTGACGGAAAGACTGCTCAAGCTCTTGTCGCCATCACAGATGACGGAGACAAAGCAATCCGACAATTGAATGCGTGTATCGATGCGTATAACACTGTTTACCAAACCATGAAAGGAATCAAATGAACTCTGAACAGTTGGCACAAGCTTTAAAAATCACGCCTGCAAAGGCAGAGGAGTGGATAGATGCAATCAATGAAACCTGTGATCGCTTTGACATTAGCACAACTGAAAGACAAGCTGCGTTCTTGGGCCAGTGCGCTCACGAGTCTGCTAACTTTACTGCGCTCAAAGAAAACCTCAACTACTCAGCAGAAGGATTGACCAAGGTTTGGCCTAAGCGGTTCCCATCTTTGGATGCCGCACAACCATACCACCGCAACCCTGAGAAGATCGCCAACAAAGTCTATGCTGATCGCATGGGCAACGGTGACGAGGCATCAGGTGAAGGGTTCAAGTACCGTGGTCGTGGCTTGATCCAATTGACTGGCAAGACAAACTACCAGTTAGCTGGTGACTCTTTGGACGTTGACTTTATTGCAGAGCCTGACTTGGTAAGCACACCTAAATATGCTGCGCTCACAGCAGGTTGGTTTTGGGATAAGAATAATCTGAACGAGCTGGCTGATGCACAGAACTGGACAGGTTTGACCAAGAAAATAAATGGTGGGACACACGGTCTTGATGACCGCATTGCCCGCACCGATAACGCTATGTCTGCTTTGGCTTAATCATCACCAAGCAACCAAGTGTGAAAGTCTACAGGAGGTTTGCCAGCGGCTTGACACTGCTGACAATACTTCCTGTACTCTTCATCTAATTTATTCCAGTCCTCCATCTCCATCGTCACTCTCCTCAAGTTGTGCGCCCAACCTCTTGCGGCGCAGTTCGTAATCCCCAAGCAATCTAGCTTTATGCTCAGGGTTCAGCTTGTTAACCTGTTCCTCGTTGGCATCTTTGAGTTCCCTAAGCTTAGTCATTTTTGTGCGTGTTGCCAAGGTTGATTCCTCTACCTTTTTACGGAGTTCAATGTAATCATCGGTGTAAGTTTCTGATGTCTCATACTGGCGTGGTCGCTTGCCAGGTATCGTCAGCACATAAGGCAGAGTAGCGGCTGGCGCTAGTGGCTTGATCGCATCCAGCGGGTTGATTGCTGGCGCTTGGCGGCGTGAGCCAGCGTTGCCATCGTCATCTTCAGGTGCAATGCCACAGGCAGACATCAGGCTGTACCTGCGAGCATAGGTCAAAGCACTGGCGTACCCCTGTGGATCTTGCTTGACCGCAGGAAAATGGACAATGCCGCAGTCCAGCATCTCGCCTGACTCATGGACAAACACTGTCTCACACATGATGCCATCATTACAGTCGTAATTTTTTTGGAGCAAAAAGATGCCGTTCTCATTGAGGGCATCTATGACTGCTTCCACGCATGCTGACAAATCAGCGTATCGGCTACGGAAGTGAGGGTTGGTGCTGGTCTTCAGAGCAGGGCCAAAGGCACGTTGGGCTTTGACAAGGGCTGATGCGATCTGTTTCATTTTGCTTCCTTAATAG